TCGGTGTCGTCCGCCGTGATGCGCGACCCATATGCGATTTTGCCGGAGTTGACGCTGTCGATGTTGTCTATGCCATTGGGGACCTCAAAGCCTAGGTCGTAAGACACGCCAGCATCGGTGTAGTTCACAAAGCCGTGTGATCCTACGATAGGCGTTTGAGCCCCGGTCCCGCTGCGTATCTCGTAGCTACTTTGGTACTGGCGAGCATCTACACCGTTGATCTCTGCGCCAAGTGCAAAGGCTGGATCGGCGCCGCCAAGGGCGCTGTTCCACTCGCTTTGGTTGTTGATTTGAGCCCGCAGGCTTTCGTAGCCCTCAATCGGCCCATGACTAACGGCAAACATTGTGTTGATCGTTTCAAAGTCGCCCAACACAAGCTGAGAGCTAGGGTACGCAGGCAGAAGCCCTGTGATGTTTTGATTGATAACAGGCGGGGACACCCTTACGCGCCCAAAGACCACAGGTAGCGCGTCTCCTTCAGGGCGGTACTTGTTCTGGAACCCGTAGTAGTTGTCAATCGAGGAGTCCTGGGCGGTAGGCTCTTCATAGAAAAGAGCCTTGTACAACTCGCCCATGACATAGCTGGTAACGACATACTTGACCAATGCGAGAAACAACTCGCCGATACCAGAGGGAGCAGGGCAGAGATGCACAAAGTCGCCATCACTTAGCAGCTTTGGCTCTGTAGCCAAGAGGCCGTTGTGCCACACGGCAATCTCGTCGTCACCGTAGAAGTCTGATGCAACATCACCGGTAGTCATGCCACCGGTAAAGGGCACCTGCCTCATCTCTCGTTTCTGAGGCTCAAAGACGTTGTGAACAAGGCCGACGTGAATCATTCGGAAGACTCCTTCAGCCGGTGAACCGAGACTACATTCTTGAGGTTGCTGCGACGGAGTGCCCTTACGCCGTGATCGTGAGTAGAGGTAAGGAATGTGCCTCGATTTGCATCTACCATCACAAACATTGCCCGAGGCAGACCTGCATCATCTTGGCAGATCACGACGTCGCCCTCTCTAGTGGCGTCTCTCGCGTCTTCCCCCAGCTTGTCGTATGACTGCGTCATAGCGTCAAAGTAGTCAGTAACCTCTTCTGAGTGGCTCTGAGAGAACCTGAAGGCGGAGGTCGGAGGAGGAGTCTTGCCAAGGCGCACAAGCACCTCTTCAGCCACGGTGGTGCAGTCCAGGCCCGACTCACCCGTGCCGTGGCGCACAAAGGGTGTGCCCAAGAGGTCTTTCCAAATCATCGGAACGCCTGGGTTGTAGGCTCGGGGATGCCGGGGAAACCCCCAAAGCGCTGTGGGTGCAGGATGCTAACGCCAGCAGCGGCCTCAGACTCTCCATGAACGCGGCAACCGTTTGCACCATTCAGGCTCTTGTCGCACGAAGCAAGGTAGTTGGGGTCTCCGCTATCCACATTGTATCCACACCCGCCATCCTGGTACTGGTGGCGGCAGTAGAAGCGCATCATTTTTTGCTGCGGGAGCTTGGCGTCGTACAAGTTGATGTCTCCAAGCATTGCGGTGACAGAGTCCTCGTTGATGCTGGAGTTCATGATCTTGAAGTCATGCTCAACGATTGCGCTGTTGGTCGCAATCGCCAACTCGTGAGTCAAAATAATCCGCACCGGCTGACCCACAAGGCCACCGTAACTGTTTAGGTTGGCAACAATCTCTCTGCTGACGTTAGAGACAGAAAGCGTTATGCGGTTTAGGTTGCCCTTGTCGTCTTGCTTGGACTCGTTGTGAGCGATAGGGAAGGGATAGTAAGTGTTCCCCCTAAACGTCACCTGAGCAGGGTCTCTTACAAAGCGATACCTGGTGGGAGGCGTCGTAGGAACCTCAATCTCGTACAGCCAAATCCACCGCTGCTTCGTTGCCAGCAGGTTCTTCTCAATGAAGGCTATGGTGGGGACGTGGGGATTCGGGCTCATGATACGAGTAGCTCCTCTACCGAGAAGGCCACATCATAGGTTCGATATGTAACCTCATCGACTACCAAGGTATCGTCTGAGAACCATCCGTAGACAGTTTCTGTGGCTTCAGCGGTGCTGCCCGAGGCTGTCCCATCGTCGGGAATAGGAACCTTGAACGTAAACGGTGTTTCTGAGCCGTTGTGAGAGTTAAAGAAGCTCTGAAGGGACTGGTAGACCGTAAGGCTCATTCCTTTGATCCTCACTCTCCAGCGTCGCCGGTTTGCAGAGTTTATGGGCGATCCGTAGGTGTGGCCCGAATCAAACTGCATCTTGCGAATGGGGTAGAAGAACTCTACATCAACCTGCGACTCTACGTCCCACACTCCGTCTCCGGCGATAGCCAAAGCCCCGCCTGTGACGTTAAGGGACCCAGAAGGTGTTCCTTCGCCTGAAACGGCAATAGACGCCTGCGCGTCAGGGGCGGTGTAGCCACCAGGGTCGGTCACAAGGGACAACTCCTTCCAGTCCTTGAAGCGGAAATCTTCAAAGACTGTGGCAGGCCCTGTCGTTGTTTGAGGCTGATTGCATAAGAACCAAAAGCCTTCTGCTCGGCCAGAGGAAACAAGCGGGTCGGGCTCTACAACGGTGTATGGAGACGACGTGATGCTTTGGAACGGCGCTGTTTGGTCATCAAGCTCAATGTACGCTTCTGATCCGGCCTCGCCCCACTTCACCTTGTAGAGGCCAGCAGGAGACGGGGAGTTCGCGGGAGCGTAGTTTTGGCACTCCACATCAAGAGTGAAGTACTTGAAGCCCCCAGAGCTTGTGTCGTAAAGATTGTCGAAGCCACCGGACACGCCCGTAGCCCAGCTTTTGCGCGCGATGACCGTAGTAGGCGTCGGCCTTACGTCGGCGTTTGAGGCAGGGTCGCTGGTGCTGTACTTGCAGTTTCTATAAGCAAGCGTGACGTGCGCGCTGTTGATCGTCTGGTTGTTGTTGGTTGTCCAACCGACATAACAGCACAGCCCGTACAAGTTGTATCCGTCGAAGTAGCCTCGCAGGAAAATTCCAACCTCATACGTTGCCGTCGAGAAGTCGTTGCCTTCGCTGCCAACCATGAAAGAGATCGCTCTATGGTGGTTGTATAGCTGCGTAGAAGGGCGCAGCATGACGCAAGGCCGCATTACATTGTACGGGCGGTTGGCTACAGCGTTGTCGTAGTCGTAGTCAAGGCGAACGTAATCGTTTGGGTCGTCAACATCTGAGCCGCTGTCCGTCCACAAAAGCGACTGGCGAACCATGTCGAGGTTTAGCGTTGAGGAAGACAGAGACACCGGGAATTGCCGTGCGTATCCATCAAAGGTAAACATGCCGTTTGCCTGCGCTCCCTGGACGCCTGTGATGGTAACAAGCGGGTTCATTACAGCGTTGCGACCACTACGCCCAGTCCCTTCCACCACGCGCTCAAACAAGTCCTTGTACTTCACCCTGCTGGCATCTTTGACTTCAATTTCGTACACGCCCGTGTGGGTAGCCCAAAAGACAGGCGCAGAAGCCCCAAGCTCAGCACTTACATCTACATTAGCGTCTGTTGCCGTGGCAAAGCCAATGGTCTTGTCTGTAGTCGCCGCGATCTTTGACGAGTGGCTATCCGTTACAAGCCCTGTGCTTGCGTTGTGGGAGACGTTCGTGCCCGGTGACCCAGGGTAAGTTGAGGTCGTAGAAAACACGTTATCCTTGAAGCATTGAACCTCATCCTGGATCACGCCAGAGGAGTCGATGTACTTGCCAATGTACGCCTTGAAGGTCGGGTCGCCGCCGCTGTTAGCCACAACCAGCCTCATGTGGAAAGGCTGTCTAAAGTCGATGTCCGTCGCCCCTGTGCTAACGGACTGCGACATCAGCAGGCGCTCGGTGTTGCTTGACGTGCCAGAAGGGTTTGTATAACTGACCTGCCAAAGCTCAAGCTTGAGGTCAGGAGCCGTTGCGGAGCCCCCCGAACTGCTCGGATACGCTACAAAGGCATAGTGGTCTACGCAGCCGTAGTACCACAGGCGCTTTGTGTTGTTGGCGTCCGTGAATGGAGACTCTGTAGCGCCGTTGACCGCTATGGGAACACCACCTCCAGCGCGCACAAAGATCGCGTTGCCGCGCCACGCTGCCCAAGGGTTCAAAGGCGAAGAGTCGCTGCCTTGCCCGCTTAGGCCACCCCCTGCTGTCCAAGAACCGCCTTGAGTAGGGCTCTGTCCGGTGTGGAAAGGCTGGCTTGTAGGGTGGTTAGTCGGAGAAGGCGGCAAAGTAAAGCCCCCTCCAGGCGTAGGGCTTCCAGTCCCTCTACCGCTGAAGGCGTATCCCACACCGGCTCCGCCTACGACCTCCAGGCCAAAGGACACCTTTACGTCCAGAGTAGAGTGATCAAAGCTGTCCTCTTCTCGGCAGAGTACTGCTCGCAACGGAACGTCCGGCAGGAAGGACCCGTTAGGGTCGGTCATGACGCAGTTGAGCGCTGTGTTTGCGCTGGCCCCTGGCGTCATTAGGGCAGACGTTCCAATGCACGGCGCCTTACCGTCAATCAAAAGAGGGTAGCTGCCGCTGGTAGCCAGGTACTTAGACGGGCTAAACCCGACGTAGTAGTAGTACCAAGGAGGGGACTTCCAGTCAGCTACAGTATGAGTGTTGCCGCTCCAATCGGGTGCCTGGAAAGTCTCGTTCTTCGGTAGGTCTTGCGCCACGCGATCACCTGCTGAATGTCGTGTGGAACAACCTGTCTTCGTCCATTGCGTTGCGGATGATGTTAGTCAGCGTGGATGCCTCATCAATCAGCATGGTCTTTACCGATGCAGAGTCGATGGCATCGATGTTGATGCTGATGTTAGCTCCGCCGCCGCCGCTCATCTGCACCGGGATGCTCTTGCCATCCGGCAGAGGCACGACGGCCTCGTTCATCTTGCCTTCTCCGATAAGAGCGACGTGCGGCTCGGAAACAATCGGACCACCAGCAGCGTACCCCTTTACAGGCATCGCCCGACCGAGGCCGCCAGACACCACGCCTCCTGTAGCAAGGGGGATCAAGTTGCCTGTTCCTCCGCCAATAATCCCTCCGTCCGCAAACCCCATCGCAAGCAAAGCGTTCCTGATTTGCAGTTGCAGGATCATCTTGGTGAGTTCCATGAAGAAGCTTTCGGCAAAGGCTGCCAAGGCTTCGCTGCTTGACTTGGTGCCGTCCACAAAGGCCAGCGTTTGGTTCACTAGCTCATCCATAGCGCCCGAAGCTAAATTACTTAGCTGCTCTTCAAAGGTTCCCACGCTGTCAGCCCAGTTGCTAAGGCCGTCGGTAAATCCGATCTTCATAGATTCCCCAAAGCTTGTGCCCGCCCCAGCGGCAGCCTCAAGTCCAACCCTCAGATTCTCCACCTCCGCGATCATCAAGCGCATGGACTCTAGCTGCGTGTCCGATATGCCATCAACGGTCTCAAGTCGAGCAAGCTCCTGCTTGGCTGCGGCCACCTGATCATTGAAGTTCTTGAGGTTCTCCTCCGCCGTGGGGATGTACATTCCAGCAAGCACCTGCAAGGAGGAGCCCGACTCCCCTAAAGCATCAGCAAATTCTACGCCGGTCGTGCCCGCTACATCGCGCAAGGCAAAGCCCAGGCGTTCTGTTTGCTCCGTTGCAATCCTTTCGGCCAACTCAAACTCGCGCACGTTTTCAATGTTTTGGCGGAGTTGGTCTACAGCCTCTTGCGGCACTAAGCCAAGAGATGCAGCGCTTTGGAAAATTCTTAGCTGGTTGCTCGCCTTTCCAAGGCTGTCAATAAGAGAAGTCAACTCTTGCGCTGCCGTAGGAGCGACAAGCGAAGCGATGTCCCCTGTACCACCAGCAAAAACGTCGCCCAGATCCTCCGCCGTGGCACGACCGAGATCCCTTAGCGTCCCTTTCCATGAACGCATGATGTCACGACTAGCCTGGTCCCAAGCATTCTCTAGAAGCTCAGGTATTTGAGAAGACCAGTGCCTGAGTTCGCCGGTCTGCTTGTCGAGAGCAACCTTTTCTTCGTCAACCCGCTTCTGAAGAAGCTGCGTGTAATATCTAAGGTCCTCATCCCACAGGGCACGGAACTGTTGCGCTCTTAGATTTTGCTGCTCCACACTCAGCAACGAGAACTCTTCAGAGGTCTGGACTTCCTCCCACGCCGCGTCTCGTTTGTTTTTGAACAAGTCTAAGTCAAGCTGCATCTCCTCGTCGATGCGCGCCTTCTTAGCTGCAAGACCTTGAGCGCCAAACTGATCCTCAAGTTGCAGGAAAAACTTTTGGCGATCAAGGCGCTCTTTGTCTGCGTCAACAGAAGCCTCAGTAATGTCCTTGAGATACCCAAGCGCCTCCTGCCTCTCCTGAGCAAGCATCGTCTGTATACCAGCCGTGACGCCTGCAAACATAATGGCGCCCACCCTAGACCCCTGTTGAGCCTCTTTTATCCGCCTCTCTTCCAGGCGCACCAACTTTTTGACGTCGTAGTCAATGTCAAGTTGAATTTCAAATCCGCCTTGAGCGACAAAGTTCTTCGTCGTCTGACTTATCTGCTGCAAAAGACTGTGGTACTCAGCAATGACCCCCTCGCGGTTCTTGGGCGTAACGCTTGTAGCTAGGTTCTTACGCAACTGATCTTGCAGTTTATTTAGCTGCGCTTGAGAGGAATGAACCTGGTCTATCCGGTCTCGCTGAGCAACGAGGCTTTGAATTGTCCGGTCCATCATAGAGATGTCTTCCTTCAGACCATCCCTGTACTTGATTCCCTCAGAAGTAAGATCGTTCGTAATTCGCGCCTGCTCCAGGCGTGCGATTGCCAAAGCCTTCTCTTTTTGCTCCAAGCCAATGAGGTCGTTCAGAGCATCTTTAGCAGCGTCGCTTGTATCAAAGAATGCAGGCCAGTCAGGCTTCTTTATGCTAAGGGTAAAAGGCTCGGTCGGCCTAAGCATTCGGTCGAGGTTGGCGAGCGACGCGCCAATGCTCGCAACTGTAGCCGAGACGGTTCTTCCAAGAATCGCCCACCCGTCCGCCGTGGACTCACCAATGTCTCGAATTGCGTTGGCACGTTGGTCGATCTCCTCCGCTGACATGTCGTCCATAAAGCCAAGCAAAGACGCCCCGATGTCGGAGAACGCCTGTGTCCACGCCTCTTTCAGCTTGTTGACTTTTGTAACAAGCGAGTTTTGCATCTTGCCAAAGGCAATATCTGTCGCGCCCGCAGCCTCATCAAACTCAGCCATAATGCGCTGGACGTCATCAAACTGGTTGCCCGCAAGGGCCATGACCCCGATCATTCCCCGGATGTTGGGGAACAAGGTCTGAATAGCAGCCGCGTTCCCTCCAAAGGTGTCGCGGATCTCTTTTAGTACAGGCAGGAATCCCTCGGACTGAACGCGAGCCGCGCTAATGTCTACATTGTATTCCCTCAACAACGCTGCGGCGTCGTCTGTCG